CGGTGATATTCCTGATCTTCAAGACAGGACTGACATTACGTTGACCTATACTAAGGCAACTAAGCCCGGTGCATACCCTCAGACAAATTTGAAGATGCGTCGAAACACATCCACATTACTGCCCGATACGGAAGCGATCCCCGCCCTCCTTGATCGCATGCCTGACGTAGATACTCTTTTTGAGCGTCTCAGTCCGGAGCAGGTCGACGCAATTCTCGATGCGCAGCTTTCTTCAGACAAGTCTGCAGAAGGTCGCTCATCCGAGACAGCTAAGTACGGTCCCTCCAACGGAACAAGTGAGGTTGATCGCGCATTTAATGAACTAATGAACGGCTGATCTAAATAGTTTGTTTGAGAACCGATGGCAGACCGGGTGTGCAAATAGTCTGCCACATTTTTATAAAAAAGGAGATAAAATGTTAGAATGGTTAAAATCGGCGTGGTCACGCTGGAAGGTTCAAGTTAGTGTTGTGGGTGGCGTTCTCGTCGTTGCAACTGCTTATGGCTCTTGTACCTATGAGCCTCCCGCGGTGGAGGTTTCTGAGGTGGTAACACCATCGACAGATAGTGTAACAATACCTGTCAGTGAGATTACTAATACAGAAGAAACAACTGCAGAGGCTACTGCCAATAGCCCAAACACTACTGCTGAGTAGTAAACACAAGCCGCTGGCAGACCGGTTAAACGTCTGCCGTTTTTAAAAGGAATAACAAAATGCAAAATGAAATCAATATGCTGGAAGACATGATCGAGCTGTTAACTGACACACGTACAGACTACAGCAAGTTCTACAATGAGGGCAACAGCGCCGCCGGCACCCGCTTACGCAAGGTCATGCAAGAAGTTAAGACTTCAGCCCAATCTTTGCGTACGCACGTACAAGATACAAAGAACAATTAAGCCTGCTCGATAGATCCGCTGGCAGACCGGTCAAAAGTCTGCCACTTTTTAAGATTTTCATAAGAGGAGAAATAATGAAGTTTATCTTACCACTCCTTGCTACAATGGCGCTTAGCGCTTGCGATGACAAGGAAAACGACACCGCAGCCGATACGGCTGCACCTGCAGAAGACACTGCAGTACTACTGCAATCGCAGTAGAGTAAATCATAGCGATCTGTCAGATTTTTCTCCGGTAAAATTTCCAGATTTTCGCTTTTAAACAAGCCGCTGGCAGACCGGTCAAAAGTCTGCCGCTTTTAAATTACAGTTTAGGGTGTTATCACCTACCGATGTCGCAAATTTTGTAAGTCGACTGGAAAGATAGCAGGGTCCTCGACCCTTGACAAACAACAATAACCTAGGAGGTTAAAAATGTCAATTAAAATAAAAGGCACCAGTGCCCAAATCGAAGCTCTCAGAGCCAAACTCCAACAGGAAGCGAATAAAAATTGCCCAGAGTTTGGTGAAGGCAAAGAGTTAGGGGTACTTGGAAAAGTCAAAGCCAATACACAGGGACTCCTTCAACGTGACACATTATATTACACCTTGGATAAGATGGGAGCCGTCAGCAACCAGAAGTTTACTCCAATCTCAGTTGCGAGATTTCCTGATGGCAGAAAACACACGTATGATGGTGATCACCGTCGTCACTTGTGGGGATTGACTTGGGGATATGACACAGATATTCCAGCCTATATTAAAGACGTGGCAGACGAGGCTGAATACCATCGTTTGTTTGCGTCCGCAAATGGAAAAGATCGCAAGAACTTGAATTCGAATGAAATCTTTTTCCACGAATATCACGGAAAGGTACCAGAAGCCATGGCAGATGGAAAGCGCCTGATGCAATGCGGAGTTTCACTGCGTGGTTCGTCTGATGGTGAGGAAGATGCATTTGTTGGGGACCCCCGTGACCCACAGGTTAGCATTGGCGGATTTCGTAAGTCATTGCAATACGATATTCCGAATGTGATTCAAGCGGTTGCAACTCTCAAGCTAGCTTGGCCAAAAGAGAAGATCTTTCAGACTGAGTTACTGAGTGCAATGGCTCTATTGTACAAGACTTATCCAGTCTTGAAGACTGCCCGTAAAGGAGCCAAAATTCCATGGGAGTTTCAACTGTGGTTTGCTAAGCATCTTAGTATCACAAACCAGAAGAAGATGGCTCGCAAGTGGAAGAGCGATGGTGGAAATGTTCACCACAAGGCAACAGAATCTGTTGCATTGGGGATCTTGAGAGAGTTCCTTTCGGTTAATCTTCCCGGCGGCTCGCTTTCTAAAGATAAAGTGTTGGTACGCGCGCCGTTGAAAGCCCTATTGGAGTCTAATTCATAATGAAGACACCATTACGATATCCCGGCGGTAAATCGCGAGCAGTAAAGCACATTCTGCCGCTCATTCCCAAAGATTGTGGGGAGCTTTGCTCTCCCTTTCTTGGGGGTGGGTCGATTGAATTAGCAGTAGCCGACCGCGGTACTAAAGTATATGGTTATGACGTCTTTGAGCCTCTGGTGTGGTTCTGGCAGGCACTCCTGTCGGAGCCCACCAAGCTTGCGGTGTTGTGTGACGGGATGCGTGTTTGGCACTCAGCATACCTCAAGAAATACAAAGTTAGAAACTCAGATCCGCCTGAACATTATTATGTTCCACGCCGCGGCATTTTAAAAGAAGAATTTGAAGAAGCGCGCACTGTGCTCAAGGGTATGACTCGATATTCTGTAGAAGCCGGCGCCCTATTTTATGCTATCAACAGAAGCAGTTTTTCAGGAGCTACGTTTAGCGGCGGTTTTTCAAAGCGTTCAGCGTACGCTAGATTTACGGACTCCTCTATCAGGAACGTTAAAGAATTTGTAGAGCCAAACCTTGTCGTAAATCACGCAGAATTTAAGACATCAATTAGCAAACACACTCATGCGTTTTTGTACCTTGACCCTCCGTATATGCTGGAGAAAGGTAAGAACAAGTTGTATGGCGACAAAGGCGATACTCATGCCGATTTTGACCATGAGGGCTTACACAAGATATTGACAAATCGTAACCGGTGGGTTATGTCTTATAACGACAGCGAAGAGATCCGAGCAATGTATAAAAACTACGAGATCCGTGAAGCCGCATGGGCTTACGGGATGAACAAGACAAAGAAGTCATCAGAAATTATCATTATAGGCGGGTACTAAAATGGGAAAAAACACTGGAATAAAATTTGAAAAAGGCATCGTTGCCGTCAGCCGCGGCTCCACCACCGCCACACCAGAGGCATATTCTGCACATGAAAACATCATATTAGAATTTGGAAGCACCTACGGCTTAAAACATAGCTCCGAAGTGAGGCTAAAGTGTAACCCAAAAGCCGACATATTATTTGCAAATCGAACCCGCGCCGGCATCTCAGTCAAAAAGCAAGGAACAATACAGCTAGCCTCTGGTGGACTTAATTATAATTCTAATAGTTTTAAACTGTGTTACGAAGAGGTGAGAGAACTCTTGACACCTTCTGAGGATTACGTCGTTCAGGACTTGTTAGCAAAATTTCCAAAAGAAAATTTATATATACCGAACCCAGAATGGGATTCTTGGAGAAGCTCAACTGGCCAGATTATAGATGATGCGCTAAAAAACGTATGGGACAACGTACCTCTTTTTAGAGAAGCAGTTGTCGATGAGATGCTAAGCGGCAGAAGATTATACAAAGATAAGCCAAGAGCAATCGCTGACTACATTTTGACGCCTACAAAAATTAGCAAAATTGATAAAAACTACGTGACAAATGCTTCACCACATGTTAAAATAAGAATAGCTGCTAAGGGCAGATGGAAGCACAAAGTACGCCACCGAGAAGTGAGCGTTAGATTTGATTATAAAACTTAAGGAGGGCACGTGCCTAAAAAGAAAATAGCAAAAGCCGGCAGAGTATCTATGCAAGATCTCATGTCGATCGTAAACAAGAAAGCCGGCAGAAATGTCGCACACGATTTGACCGGGGATAACCCCACTTCAGTCAAAGAGTGGATCCCCACTGGCTCGCGCTGGCTGGATTCAATTATTAGCAAGGGTCGAGTTTCTGGCATTCCAGTTGGAAAAGTAACGGAGATTGCGGGTTTAGAGTCAACCGGTAAATCTTACATGGCTGCGCAGATTGCTGCAAACGCGCAGAAACAGGGCAAGCTTGTTATATATTTTGATTCTGAATCAGCAATTGACCCAAGCTTTTTGGAGCGTTCTGGGTGTGATCTAGACCGCTTAATGTACGTCCAAGCATCCTCTGTTGAGTTTGTATTAGAGACTATTGAAGAACTCCTTGGAGCTACTGACGAGAAGTTAGTTTTAATCTGGGATTCTTTGGCATTCACACCGTCGATTTCTGATGTTGAGGGCGACTTCAATCCACAATCATCGATGGCAGTCAAGGCTCGCATTCTCGCTAAGGGTATGTCAAAGCTGACGATCCCCCTCGCGGATAAACAAGCAACCTTTATCGTTCTTAATCAGTTGAAGACTAATATTCCACAAGGACCAAACGCAAGAATTGTTGCAATGACCACTCCCTATACCACCCCTGGCGGTAAGGCGATGCACTATTCTTATTCTTTGCGTATCTGGTTAACCGGTCGCAAGGCCAAAGCGTCCTTCGTTGAAGATGAAAAGGGTTTCCGAATTGGTTCTGAGGTTAAAGTAAAACTTGAGAAGTCTCGTTTCGGAACGCAGGGTCGTTCATGTGCTTTCCGGATCCTTTGGGGTACTAACGAGATTGGTATCCGTGACGAGGAAAGTTGGTTCGATGCTATCAAAGGCTCCGAGAGTTTAACCTCCGCCGG